TACCCATCACCTGGTGTGTTTGTGCACTTCAACTATGGAGACGTGGTCAAGGGCAATCACAAATTTAACATGACTCCTCTTAACCTGAACGCAAGTCGCGGGTGGCCAGGAGTCAACACGGGTAAGCGTGACAAGCGCTCAGCTGTGTGGGTTGAAAATGGTGTGGTTGTCATGCCACAGGACACTCTTGATTTGCTTGACGAATTTTCAGAGTGCTTGAATGGACCAGTCGCCCCATTGCGTCTTTTCCTTGGAACATACAAACAAGAACTCAAACGTTTCTTGGATCCAGAAGGGACGAACCGCACAACTGACAAGAAACTGCCGCCTGGCGTCAAGTTTGAATCGCGCCGCTCAAAGCTTGTGCGATTCTTCATGGCTGGTTACCTTGAGGAGACAATCTTTGGCAGAATCTTTCTCGGACAATTCTTTTCCGAGATTATGAATCTGCATCTCAGGGCACCGATCAGCATTGGAACTAATGTTGGAACGGAAGCAGACGCTCTGCTTGCCTACTTGACTGAGTTTGGCACAGAAGGTGTGTGTCTTGATCACAAGAATTATGATCGACACATGCGAGCGTCCCTGGTTATCGCTTACATCCTCTTTGTGATGTGGTGGTATCGTGAGGACGATCCAGCAATCAGTCACCGACGAACTCGCTTCCTTCTCTTGGGGTTGCGCAGCTACATCCTTATCGGGAAGGTTGTGTTTCCCACAGATGCTGATGTATGCTCTGGCGGTTATGAAACTGCCGACAAGAACTCATTGACAAACTTCATCGCAATCCTCGATGCGTTCATTGCCTTGCTGGAAAAGTACGACCTTCCAGCTCTTGAGCGCCGTCTGCGCGCGCTCATTTATGGCGATGACGATTGTGTTGTCCCACCACTCAAGAACTTCCCAATCATCGAATTGGTGGATTATCTCGTTGAAACTTATGGTTTTGAGATCACTGCTGCAAGCAAAGCTGGTGAAATCGTTGCCATGAGTGTGATGGAGATGGACTACCTTTCCCGGACGTTCCG